CATATGCCCACTGACAATTTGGTGCGGTTTTGGGTTGTTAATGATGCAGCCGACAAGCAGGGCACCGGCAAAGGGTTCGCCGCGCGGTTCATGCGAGCTCGCGAGTTGGGGCTCGATCGAATGGCTGAGGAGGTCATTGAGATTGGCGACGCCGATTACCGCGGCCCCGATGGCCTGGTGGACAATGCCGCTATCCAGCAGGCACGGTTGCGCTCAGACAATCGACGATGGTTGCTATCGAAGGCGTTGCCTAAAAAGTATGGTGATCGTGTCACTGCCGAGATAACAGGAGACGCGAACGCGCCTCTGTTGCAGAGGATTGAATTGGTTGCCGTCGCGCCCAAGGTCATCGACGCTAAGCGGGTGTCGGATGTGATAGGCGCGCCAACCTCTGTGGACTACGCGCGCGAGCGTGATCCACACTCTCCCGTCGGCGACGCTGCCGACGATTGATGAATAGGTTATTCATCGCTTCTGTCACCAAGTGACTGATATCACTGGACTTTTCTCCACTGCCCCAGATCTATCCATATCCATTCCCACTGTGGTGACGGTCGATCGATAGGGATAGAGGGGGTGTCGGCCCGACCCATCAGGCGGAAGGGTGGTCGGGCACCGCCGTGGCTGGGGCCTGGCCACCCACACCTACACGGGGTGTAGCCCGAAATTTTTTTTTTGAAATCCGAAATACACTTTTCACCGGATTTATCTCCGGGGATTTATATCCGGGTCGCGCAGTGACGCGAGGGCGTCGCTGAGCTGGTTCGACGGCAGCTTGGCGATGATGTAGGCGATATTTTTGTCGAGTGGCCCGTCGGTTTTCTTGAGAATGAAGCCGCCTGGTCCACACACCGACCAGCCCGAGCCGTCATGTTCGCGACGGAAGTAGTAGGGATCAGCCAGGAGGTCGGTTGCTTCTTGCGGGACGGTGGGGCGGGTAAAATGAGCGTCTAACTCATTAATCAGATCTTCCAGGGTATCGCCGTGACCGGTGGCGATGCTGTGACGTAGCATTACCGCGGCCAGTTTTTCTTTTGGGTCCATTCGTCGCCTCCCTTTGTGGGGAGGCGACGATAACTGCGGATTTAAATACGGCCTAGCCCTTCTTCTGTTCGCCCTGTGACCCGGTCATCCCGGCATTGTTGTCGGCGTTCGGGTCTGCGGTGGTGGGGTCTGGTGAGCGCGGTTCCTCGCCGGGGCGTTGCGGCTGGTAGCCGGTCTGGTTCGGGAAGTTTGGCTTGCCCGGTTCGTTGGGTTTGCCTTCCTCGATTTGGCCGGGCTGGCCTTGGCGCTGTGGGGTGTTGTCGGTCTGGTAGACCGGCTGATGCGCCGGTTGCTGGCCCTTGTTGCCGTCGTTGGGAAAACCCTCCGGCGGCGCTGGTTTCTGCGGCGGCGGGGTCGCCTGGGTATTGCGTGTCTCTGCCATGTCGTTCTCCTGCGTGAAGGGCCTCCCTGATGGCAAACGTCAGAAGCGTGCATCAGGTTCGCTACCCGCCGATCGTGCCGGCGGTGATTGACGACAGGGACGGCGGGCATTTGCCGATGACCGGCAGGAATGCTGTCAGGCGTCGCCAGGAGATGGCGGAGGCAGCCCGGCAGGCTCGGGCCGCCGAGCGCGATGTGGCATTGCGCCGGGCTTTGCAATGGACGGGGCATTGGGGTGGCTGACGTCGAAGATTACCACCGTATTGTTTTGCAGGGTCGTTTCGATTATCTCGGGGCGCGGATCGAGGCCAAGAAGATGGTTGGCCTGGACACCTTGTATGACGAACGGGAGCGTGCCGCTTTGGACTGGGCCTTGGATAAGTTGTGGTCGGAGCCTGCCGAGCCGCAGGCTGTAGTGCAGGGTGACGATTGTCCATGAGGCGAGGCGCTGTGGCGGGTGCCGAGCGCGATTGGTATTACGTCGTTTTGTATGAACGTTGCCGGTATCTCGAGGCGCGGATTGAGAAAGGTGCGGGCTGGTATACCGAGCATGACGAGATCGAGTGTCGGGCCTTGGAGTGGGCTTTAGATCAGCTGCTTGAGGCGGGTTGGCCGGAGGAGACGTATGACCCGGTGCGCGGGCATCTGCAGGGTGACGATTGCTCATGAGGGGCCGCATCGAGCTGCCGGAGAAGCTGGTCCCGATCTTTGAGGGGCAGGCTCTATGCAGGGGCGCCTATGGTGGCCGCGGCAGCGCCAAGACCCGATCCTTTGCGAAGATGGCTGCCGTCCAAGGATTGCGTTGTGCACAGGCCGGCGAGAGCGGCGTGATTGTCTGCGGCCGGGAGTTTCAGAATAGCCTCGACGAAAGCAGCATGGCCGAGGTCAAGGCGGCGATCGAGAGCGAGCCGTGGCTGGCCGAGGGTTATGAGTGCGGCGAGAAGTACATTCGCACGAATGACGGCCGCATCGATTTCGCTTTTGTCGGCCTCCGCAGAAACATTGAGAGCGTCAAATCCACTGCCAGGATCAGGCTGCTCTGGGTCGACGAGGCCGAGCCGGTCAGCGAGACGGCGTGGAGCAAAGCGATCCCGACCGTCAGAGAAGAAAATGCTGAAATCTGGGTGACGTGGAACCCGGAGCGACGAGCCTCCGCCACCAACCAGCGGTTCCGGATAAATCCGCCGGAGCAGTCGAAATTCTGCGAGATGAACTGGCGGGACAACCCGTGGTTCCCGAGCGTGCTCGACGCCATCCGCCGCGAGGATGAGGTAAAGCGACCGGAGCAGTACCCGCACATCTGGGAGGGCGACTACGCCACCGCGCACGCGGGTGCGTATTACGCGAAGCTCCTGAGTGACGCGCAAAGAGAGGGGCGGATTGGCAAGGTTACCAAAGACCCGTTGTTGGCGGTTCGGGCCTATTGCGATCTCGGTGGCACGGGGAAGGCGAGCGACGCCTTCGCGATGTGGATATGTCAGTTTGTTGGCCGTGAGATCCGTGTGTTGGACTATTACGAGGCGGTTGGACAGCCCTTGGGTGTGCATATCGATTGGCTGCGTGAGCGGGGCTGGGGCAAGGCGCAGATATTCCTGCCACATGACGGCGGGACATTTGACCGGGTTTACGACGTATCGTTCGAGAGTGCTTTTTCTGCTGCCGGGTTTTCCGCCGTCGTTATCCCTAAGCAGGGCCGCGGCGCCGCGCGTGTCCGTATAGAAGCGGCGCGCCGCATGTTGCCGGCGGTCTGGTTTAATGAGGCGACGACGGCTGACGGCAGGGATGCGTTGGGTTGGTATCACGAGCGCAAATCGGAAGACGTCAGAGATGTCGGGCTCGGGCCGGAGCACGATTGGGCGTCGCATGGAGCGGACGCTTTTGGTTTGATGTGTGTCGCCTACGAGACGCCGGCCGGGCGGCCGACCAAGCTCAAGTATCCGGCGATGGGGTTTGTATGAGTGACCAGCACGAGGCATCGCCGGAGTGCTGGTGCGGCCCGCGCCGCGACGAACAGGAAGACGGCGTGTGGATTCATAATGCGAGGGTTTGTATGAGCAATTCTGACATGGTGAAGTTTGACGACCTCGAGAAGCGCGTCGCCGCGCTCGAGGAGATCGTCGAGGGGCTTGCCGACCGGGTGCATGGCAAGGTCGTGCATGACGAGGTGCTCGGCCCATCGGCAGACGTCAAAAAGCGCGAGCAGCTCAGGAATACGCTCGAGCAGAACCGCGGGCCGAGTGCCAGCCGGCCTGGCTAATGCCTCTTTTATCTGATGACGCCCCGATTTTTCGCGGGATCGTTTGTACTGACTGCGGGTATAGGTTTGATGCCGCACGCTTGAGGGTTGAGCAGACAGATGATGGCGATCTGTTTCGATGCCCGAATTGCTTGTCAGATCAAATTGATGCACTCGAGCAGAGCCGCGGGCCGAGTGTGAGCCGGCCTGGTTAGCGGGAGAGGGTTGATGTCCGACATTGCGGTCGCGCTGGTGAAGATTGACACATTGCAGGCCAGGCTCGCGCCGCTTGTCGCGCCGCTGATGGTGGTGGCGCCGGTTGTTACCGGCATGGGCCGGGTTAGCAACGTTTTGAGCTGCTCGAACGGTGTCTGGGATCACGCGCCGTCTAGCTTTGCCTATCAGTGGAAGAGTGCGGCGGCGAATGTCGGGACGAGTGTGCCGACCTACGCGCCGGTTGCTGGAGACATTGGCAAGGCGATCACCTGCGTTGTCACGGCGACGAATGCGATGGGGTCTACGGTGGCCTCGCCGAGTAACGGCGTTCAAATTATCAACTGATGATTTCCTCCGGTGCCCAGACCGTCCGTCAGGACGGGCTTAAGTACAAAGACAAGGAGATTGACGAAGACGAGATAAAATCTGTGATCAGGCACGAGCTTGATCACGCTCTGGGTCAGGACGGCGGCACATTTTCGGACGAGCGGCGCCG